TCGATGACAAGCTCGTCGTGTGCATCAACCGGGCCGGGGAGGCACTCGGCCTCGACCAGTTCTACAGCGTGACCCACTACCACCTAGACGCGCATATTCTTGCGGATGCTCGGCCGGATCTGCCGGTGATCGTGCCGATGGTCGAGCAGGGCATCGGCTACCCGGCAAAGACACGACCGACCCAGGCGAACGTGTTCTTCGTCGAGACGAATCAGCAGATGTACTCGTCGTTCGACACGGCGGAGCACTGGCCGACGCATGACGATCACCTCGTGTGCGGCCCGACGTCGCTTCACATGGGGATGCATTTCGCGGCCTACCTGGGGGCGCGGTTCATTGTTCTCGTCGGCGCGGACTGCGGCACCCTGGACGATCGGGATGCTGTCGACGGGTATGCGCCGGGTGATCCGAAGCCGCTCGCAGTGTGGGAGGAACAACTGCCGAAGGTCGCGAGGAAGTTGCGGTCGATGGGCGTCGGAGTTATGAGCCTCAATCCGTTCGTGAATCTCGCCCTCGAAGGTCATCGGTTCCGGGGTCCGACAGTCGCGATCAACGGCTGAATTGTTCGGTATGATCACCGTGGAGGAACAATGACGGCTTATGCGAGTCTGGCGCAGGTCAAGGCGGCTTTACGGATCACCGACAGCGTGGACGACACGCTGATCGAGATGGCGCGTGTAGCGGCCTCAGATTTGATTGACGGGTATTGCGGTCGGACGTTCTCCCCGTCGGGGACAGTGACGCGGGTGTTCGCGCCGGCCGACGACTACGTGCTCCAGACGGATGACATCGCGGGGACGGCGCTCACGATCACGTCGTCGACGGGTGCTGACGGCGTGTTCGATGTGACGTGGAAGACGACGGATTACCAGCTGGAGCCGCTGAATGGTCTCAGCAACGGGCAGGCGGTGCCGTACACCCGCATCCGGGCGATCCAGGACTATCTGTGGCCGGTGGCCGGCGGTGAGGCTACGGTGCGGGTTCGTGGCGTGTTCGGATTCCCTTCGATCCCGCTCGTCATCACCCAGGCTGCCGTCCTCCAGTCCTCGCGGATCTTCACCCGGTTGCAGTCGCCTCTCGGTGTCGCAGGGTTCGGGGAGATGGGTGTCGTGCGTGTCACGCGGGCACTCGACCCCGACGTCGCTGCACTGGTCGAGCCGTACCGGCGCATCGTCGGTGTCGCATGACCGTGACCGTGGGGGCGTTGCGGGAGGGGCTGGCGACGAACCTCGCGACGATAACGGGCCTGCGGGCGAGCGCGATCCAACCCGACAACCCGACTCCACCGCAGGCGATCATCTTCCCGACGTCGATCACGTTCGACCGGACGTTCAAGCGCGGCCTCGACGAGTACGCGTTCACGGTGACGCTCATCGCGGGCCGTCAGGACGCCCGGAATGGTCAAGCCGTCATGGACGGCTACTGCGCACCGACCGGGACCGGGTCGATCAAGACGGCGATCGAGTCGGATAAGACACTCGGCGGGGCGTGCCAAACGTTACGCGTCACGGAGTTGTCAGCCTACGGATCGACCTCGATTGGGGATACGATCTATCTCACTGCGGATTTCACGGTCATCGTCTACGCATAGAAGGAGAGCACGGAATGCCAAAGTTTGTCGCAACCGACTACAAAGTGAGCATCAACGGGACAGACTTCAGTCAGTCCATTGCTCAGGTGAATCTTGAGATCTCATCCGATGACGTCGAGACCACGGCGTTCGGTGGCACCTTCCGCACCCGCATCGGCGGATTGAAGGATGGCACCCTCCAGCTCGACTTCATGCAGGACTTCGCAGCCGCCTCGGTCGATGCGACCCTGTTCCCTCTTCTCAACACGCTCGCGACTGTTGTCATGACTCCGACGTCAGGCACCGTGTCGGCGACCAACCCGTCCTACACGGCGCTGTGCCTGGTCAACCAATACACGCCGTTTGCGTCATCGGTTGGGGATCTCGCGACGCTGTCCGTGTCGTGGCCGACATCCGGTACCGTCACTCGCGGCACCGTTTAGCCGGAGGGATCACCTGCGATGATCAAGCGAATCCCTCTCAAAGTGGAGTACGTGGACGGCACGGTCGAGCGTGCGCTGTGCACTGGCGCGGACTCGATCACGTTCGAGCGGACGTACGACCTGGGCATGGATCAGGTCGGGAAGCGGCTCGAATACGTGTGGTTCCTAGCGTGGGCGGCGTTGACGCGGACGGGGAAGGTCACTCGCACATTCGAGGAGTGGCTCCCGACCGTGGCCGGTGTCGGCGACGATGAGGAAGCGGAGGGGCTAACGGAGATCCGCCCTTTGGAGAAGGAAGCACCCATTTCACCCTCGTCCACCTTGCTTACGAGTTCGGACTTTCTCCTTCAGTAATCCTGGCGGAGTCGGATCGGATGCAGATCACGATGTTGCGTTACCTGCGGTGGCGTCATACCCAGCACGGCGACGGACGGAGGCGCTCGAAGTGATGAAAGTACGGATCACGGGTGAGCAGCGTGCAGTCGCAGTGCTGAAGGCATTCGACCGCGACAACTTCAAGGTCATCGATAAGGGGTTGAAGCTCGCGGGCGAGGTGCTGCGCGATGAGGTGCGGGTCAAGACTCCTAGCGGTAGCCCGTTGTCGAACTGGGGCCGCTGGAATGCGACGAAGGTGACCCGCAAGGGCGTGTCGACGACAAAGGATCTGTCCTACAACGCGACGAAAGTCCGCACCGGCATCAAGGTCAATACGACTCAGCCGAAGAAATCGTCAACGGGCGGGATCTTCCGGGTCGCGGTCGCGACGATGTCGCCGGCCGGTGCCATGTATGCGATGGCCGGGTCGAACAAGAAACCACCGCCCGCTCCTGGCACTGGATACCGTGGCCAGTCGTTCGCGAACAACCTCAACAACAGGTCGGGCCGGAAGTATGCACGCGGATTGAATGAGGCAGCGAACAACAAGCCGGTCGTCGCTCGGGCGAAGGCGAAGGTCGCGGAAGTGATCCGCGAGGCGGAACGTGCAGCGGATCGAATCTTGGGGGGTCGCCGCTGATGGCCATCGACATTGTCATCCAGGGCGATTACAAGGACCGCGACATCAAGCGGGCGCAACGCGACCTCGACCTGCTCGGGAAGCAGTCCGGGATCACTGGGTCGGCGTTCACGAAGATGAGCGGACTCGCTGCCGGCATGGGTGCGGCAGTCGGGACCGCTGCGCTACAGGCGATCCAAGCGGGCGCGCAGATGGCGATCACGTTCGGCGTTGATGGCGTAAAGGCGTTCCTCGACGATGAGGCAGGGGCCGCGAAGCTCGCCCGGACATTGAAGAATCTTGGGCTGGAGGGTGCTACCGCTGCGGTCGAAGCCAACATCGACAGTCTCCAGCGGCAAACTGGTGTCGTCGATGACATTCTGAGACCAAGTTTCGACAGGCTAGTGAGATCGGTAGAGAACGTCGGGGAAGCGAACAAGCTCCTAGCCTTAAGTCTCGACGTCAGTGGAGGAACGGGCCGTTCGCTGGAATCCGTAGTCCAGGCTTTGGGCAAGGCATACGACGGAAACACGGGCGGGCTGTCACGGCTCGGCGCCGGCCTCGACAAGACGACCCTGAAGACCGGCGACATGGAAGTCATTACCGCGAAGCTCGCGGACACGTTCGGCGGCCAGGCGGCTGTCAAGGCTGCAACCTTTAAGGGCCAGGTCGACCGCGTATCCGTGGCATTCGGCGAACTCCAAGAATCCTTCGGTGAAGCGTCCATGGAGGGTGTCGCATCCAATTTCAGCGAGGGCACCGACGCCGGCGATGCGCTCAGCCAGTCGATCAATGATCTTACTCCGGCGATAGAGGATCTTGGGAGGGAACTCGGCAACCTGGTAGCCAACACGCCGAAGATCGTCGATTTCGTCAAGGGCTTGCTGAACGATTTCGCCGTGCTGCGGGATCAGGTGCTCCTAGTCGTTGCGGCGTTCATAGCGTTCAAGCAGATCACGAAAGATCGTGACATCGAGGGGGCGCAGAAGACGCTCGCTGACGCGAATGCTGCACTGGCGGCGTCGATGGATGCGCGAACCGAGGCGTACACGAAGGCGTTCGCATCCGAGACTGGGTTGAAGACTGCTACCTCTGCGACGGTGTCGGCGGCACTGGCGGCAGGTGCCGCGATTACCGGTGCGACGAAATCGCATCTCGTGTACGGGGAGGTGCTTACTCAGGGCAAGAAGATCATGAATGACTACTCCAAGGCGACGGATGGAGCCGCGGACAGTGTCGGAGGATCGGCATCAAGCGCGACCGTCAAGGTGTACAAGTATGCGGAGGCGATCAAGGCCGCGCAGAAGGCAACCGATGATGGTGTGAAGTCGTTCAACGACTACGCGTCCAGCGTGTCCGATTCGGTCATGAAACTCGTGTCCATTGACGATGCGGCGACACTGTTCCAGACCCGGAACGACGCGGTGAAGACTGCGTTGAAGGATCTCGTCGACTACCAGGCGACCCTGTCGGCGGAGCAGACGGACGCGGAGAGGAAGAAGGTCACCGAACTCCAGGCGATCTACCAGACGGCGCAGACGCAGGCCGCTGAGGGCGGAGCGTCAATCGTTGACACGTTCGTGAAGCAGGCGGAGAGGGTCAGCGAGTTCGGGGCGAAGATGCGGCAGCTCCTCGCGGCCGGCCTGAACGAGACATCGTTCAAGGAGATCTCCGCAATGAACCTTGAGAATGGGATGAAGGTCGCTGACGCATTCCTTGACGGGAACATTCAGGAGAACATCCGACGGACGAATGAGGCTGTCGGGAGTGTGAAGTCAATCGCTGACGCGGTGGGGCTGGATGCGGCGAAGCAGTTCGCGACCGCCGGTATCCAGATGGCGGTGTCGATGATCGAGGCGCTACTTGAGGTGATCGGGTCGAAGGGGAAGGGCCGGAAGGCACTCCTGTCGATGATGGATGATCTCGCGGCTGCAATGAACCGGACGTCGTACATCAACGTGGTGACGACATCATCGGGTCAGGGTGGGGTGTCTCCTGGTGTTACTCCGACGATGAGTCCGGTGGAGGCGTCGAATCTTGCGGACTTCCTCGCGGGCGGCATCGGGGCTCCTGAGGGTGGATTCTTCCCCGGATTCGCGAACGGCGGTCCGGTGTTGGGTGGCAAACCGATCATCGTCGGGGAGCGTGGGCCGGAGTTGTTCGTGCCGGGCAGCAACGGCAACGTCGTCCCCAATAACGCGATGGGCGGGAACTCGTACACGATCAACGTGAACGCAGGCGTCGGCGATCCTCGGGCGATCGGACAGCAGATCGTCGAGTATGTGAAGAAGTTCGAGCAGGCTAACGGGCCGGTATTCAGGGCAGCATGACGATACGCGCCCAGATAGCCTTCGACCTCAGCCTCACAACCGGCGTCAACTTCTTCACGTTGGACGACACGGATAAGGGCGTCCTCGACAACACCGAATACGTCCTCGGTGGGGATGCATTGATCGACGTCACCCAGTACCTCCGGTCGGTGCAGGTTGACAGGGGCAGGTCGCGGACACTGGAGAAGTTCACCGCCGGGCAAGCCAACATCGAACTCGACAACCGGACCCGGATCTTCGACCCCACGTATTCGCCGGGTCCGTACTTCGGTCAGATCCTCCCCAGGAAGCAGATCGTCATCGACGAGGACGGCGAGGAGATATTCAGCGGGTTCGTGGAGGACTGGAACTTCGACTACCCGGCGGGCGGGTTCGATGCGGTCGCTTCCGTGTCGGCGTCTGATGGGTTCACGATCCTGGCTCAGCAGACGATGACGGCGGGCACGCAGGTCGCGCAACTGTCTGGGTCTCGGGTGACGGCGGTCCTCGATCAGGCGGGCTGGTCGACGGTGAAGCGGGACATTGGGCCGGGGCAGTCCCTCCTCGATGCGGACAAGGTCTCGGCGACCACGAACGTCCTCTCGTACTTGCAGCTCGTGGAGACGAGCGAGTTCGGGGCGCTGTTCATCGGCCGGCAAGGAGCACTCACGTTCCGCGACCGGGCCGAGCTGCAAGCGTTCACCACTGGGATCACGTTCGGGCCGACTGGTATCCCATACCGCGACATCTCGGTCGTGTGGGGCACGGAGGAGATGAAGAACACGGTCAGCGTGACGTTTACCGCTGGCGGCACCGTCGCAGGGACGGCACTCACCGAGGATGCAGCCTCCCAAGCCGCATACGGCGTCATCGACCAGACGATCGCAACGATCCTGTCGAGTTCGGTGGAGGCTTCCGCACTGTCGTCGTGGCTCGTCGGCCTGTACTCGCAGCCGCAGTACCGGGTCGACACGCTCACCGTCTCCCTCGATGGAATCTCGGCGGGGCAGAAGGCGAGCGTCCTCGACCTCGAACTCGGCGACGTCGTCACGGTCGGGTTCACGCCGTCGTCGATCGGCTCAGCGATCAGCCAGATCGTCAGCATTGACAAGATCAGTCACCAGGCGTTACCTGATCGGCATGACGTCACGTTCACCCTGTCGCAGGCGCTCGCAGCATTCATCCTCGATGATGCTTTGTTCGGTGTTCTAGATGAAGATATCCTAGGGTTCTGAGAGAGGAAGATAATTATGGTGGCGTTTCTGAGCGGGGCGGTTTTGACAGCCGCTAACTTGAATTCGGCCTTCAATGCGCTAACGATTCGGACGGTCACCACAACCTCCGATACGTTGGTTCTGGCCGATGCCGGTGGCTGTGTTACTTACTCGAATGCATCCGCTACTACTTCAACAATCCCGCCGTTCTCATCGATTGCTTATGCAACGGGAACGAAGATCGTTCTAGTGAATCTCGGGGCGGGAGTCGTCACGGTCACGGCAGGCGCAGGCGTCACCGTCAACGGGTCGACGCTCACGCTCGCGCAGAACGCTGGCGGAACCTGCATCAAGACCGCGACGAACACTTGGAGTTTCCTCCCTTTTTCTAGCGGTGTCGGCGCGGCGAACTTCAGCGATACCGCGACCGGCACCTACACCGGATACAAATACCTGACCTTCTCGGCGAGCGGCACCATAACGGTCACGACGGCGGGATTTGCAGACATCGTTGTGTGTTCGGGAGGGGGGGGTGGTGGCACGCCTTTAGGAGGTGGGGGCGCCGGCGGTGTCCTCATAGTTACGAACGCATTTTTGCCCGTTGGCACATTAACTGTGACGGTTGGCGCCGGGGGGAGCGCAGTTGCAGGCGGTTGGGGCCAACCTTCAAGACTCGGGAGTTACTACTCCGTGGGCGGTGCTGCCGCAATTGACCGCAATACTCCTGCCGTGAGTTACGGCGGTTCGGGCGCCGGTGGAGCCTACGGAGGCTATGCCGGGACTTCTGGAACGCCAGGAATAGGCAACAACGGAGGCGCCGGAGGTGCAAGCGGTGGTCCTACCATTTCGAGCGGCGGCGGTGGCGGCGCTGGCGCGGTAGGGGCCGCAGGATCTGGTACTACCGGCGGTAACGGCGG